GCTTGAAGCTCCACCTTGGTCAGACGGCGGTCTGTCTCCAAGGTGTGCTGCCAGTGAGGCGGCCACGATTGCGATTCGGGCTCCCACGTCATCCACGGCCAACAGCAGCGACTTTCGCCGGCGCCTCCTTGGGCTTGTCGGTGTCGCAGGGAGCCGCATACACGACTTCCTTCTTCTCCTTCACGGAGTCGAGATAGGAGTTCTGCGCGGCAATCTCGCGCTGCGTGCGGCAGGGGGCCTTGGTCGTGTTGGCGACCCGCGGCACCGAATCCAGCAGGCTAGTCGTCTCGAGTGCTGGGGTCTCGCTTACGAACGGCTTGCATCCCTGGAGATGTAGACTTGCGAGCAGCAGAAGTGCCAACGTTGATCGCATGATCGTTTGCCTTTCGGATCTCAACGCGCACTTCGGTTTTGCCTTTCTCAACCCACGCTGCTTTACGCGACGAGTCCCAGCCCAGCCATCCGAAGATGCCGGCAGCGACCAAACCAATGCTGAGCCAGTTGGCTCCGATGAACTGCTTGATAACGAGCCCGATCATTGCTCGGCCTCCGGTGCTGGCGCCGGCTTCGGCGTTTTGTCTCCGACCACGAGACTGATCGCGCTTACGAGACAGCCAATACCGATCGTGATGGCGATGTGCTTACCGTTGCCGCCGACCATGCCAAGCGTGTCGCGAATGCCGGCCGTCTGGGAAAACTTCGACGCCGCTTCCGTGGCGACGTGAAGTCCCGTGTCGACGTAGCTGGCGAGCCAGGTGAGCAATGACGTTGCGCTTCCCAGCGTCCATATGGTGCGTGACTTCACAAGCGGCTTCACGGGCGGCGGCGAATTATTAACGAGATCGTTAAGAATTGGCGCTGCCTCGAACACCTCGTCATCCGGGTACTGTCCAGCAGGGAGCTGGAAGTGCGGCGTATCCCATCCGCCCTTCCAGTCCCCGCCCCATTCGACGGGAACGCCGACATCAGAAGCAGCGCGCTTCACGACCTTGGATAACGCATTCATTTCATGTTCGTGCCAGGTGAAGTGCTCGTCAGCAAGGTCGACGGCGTGGCCTGTCAGATGCCGAGACTTCATCGTCTTGGACTTGCCCTGAGCGACAAGCTCCTCCTGCTGCTGTTTCGTGCGAAGCCCACAGACAACGGTGAACTTGGCGCCCATCGCATCTGCGCGCTCAATCACGCGAATAAGATCAGGGTGAACGCCGGTAAGGGCCTTGCGGGAGCGATCAGAGATCATTGTCGGCGTCCGTCCTTAGCCCCTTCCACCATGAGAACGCCGGGGGCGGCTGCTGTCTGAGGGTTCATGTACTTGCGGATGATCTCGATCAAATCCTGATCGTTCACCACGTAGTTCCGGCTGCCCTCACCAGCAGTGCTCTTGCTCAGGTCGAACCTGTCGAAATCATGCGGGGAGCCGTGATAGGCCCTGATCGGGTTCTCGACGCGCTTCCCTGCCTCACTGAGGACGACGCCGGGGGCGGCAGCCTCTGAGGTGTTGGCGTAGATGGCGTTATCAGGCAGCGGCGGCGGCATATCGCGACGGGCGACGTTCGGGGCGCTGACGCTGTAGATCGGTTCGTTGGCGATCAGGGAGCCGCTGTCGGGATGCCGCAGCGCATTGGCCGGAGGCCCTTGGACTTCATACCCACGGCGAGACATTGCGCCGTAGACGTTCTGCGCTGGCCTCGACACGATCTGATCGCTGGCAAGAGGCTTGCCGGCGGCGGCTGCCCCCTGCGCAAGCATCTCGTAGAGCGGCGTTCCGTAGCCCATGCCGCGCGGAACGTCTGGGTCCAGCCTTGACGATGTGATTTGCACGCCGTCCGGAACGTCCTTTGCCCTGACGTTGCCGACCGGGCTTGAAACCTCATAGTAAGGCCCGCGCTTCTCGATCTGCGCGAGCCTGTTCGGGTCCGCTTCCGGGTTGGCCAGACGCTGCGCCTCGTGGATCTGGCGGGCTATGTCGGTGTCAAGCGAGCGGGCAATTGCGGCGTTGTCCGCACTGCCAGTCAGGCGTCCCCCGAACATGCCGGCAGCGTTCGACGGCTTCGGCGCTATGCTCCCCGTCATCGCCATGTTGCCGGCGAAGTTTAGCCCTTCGCTGATCATGTCCTCGTCGGGGATCTCGCCGCGGTAGGCGCGGGCAGGCGCCGTGAACGCGCGCGGAATGTCCTCGGCGATCATGCCGGGGAGTGCGAGGCGCGTGCTGCCGTCAGGATACGTAGCGAAAGGAAGCATGCTCGCGCGCTCTACAGGGTCAGGCCGGTTGACGGCAGCGTCTTGCGCCGAAACCTGCGGCACAAGAGCGTTGAAGAACGACGACCGCACAGGGAGCTTCTTGTCACGCTCACGGCTCAGCGCATTGACGAGATCGGAGGTCGTGAACGCGGGGCTTTCATTGAACAGCTTAGGCATTATGCCGCCTCCGTCAGATGTGCCGAGGCTTCTCGAATGGCCGCCTTTAGGCTATCCAACTCGGCGCGCGTTGCCGTGTCGGCTTCCTTAAGCGCCTCAATCTCATCGTTCAGGGTTTGCAGGATGCCGGCCAGGCCAGGCGGGAGCACAAGCTCCTTGGTGACCTCGTGGCTGTGCCTAGCATGTCGCCAGCTTCGCCTTACGGGCTCGGCCATGTGATCGCCTCGTAAGCGGCCCGTGCGGCTGCCGCATCCGACGCATCACGAATTGCAATCTTGCCGTCTAATTCGGCGGTGTTGATGTCGTAGCTTATTGTAGCCCACGCCTCATAGCGTGCAATGACGATCTGAGCGCACTCCCAGAGCGTCGGAGCTTCTCGCCCGACAGATGCGGCCAGCGTTGGGAATTGCGCGCGCCGATCGGACTCGCTTAGCGCGTTTGCCACCTCCTGCCCGAGATCGTGAATGGTGTTGGCCTGGTTGTGCTTCTCGAGATAGTCCATCGCCTTGCCGGAGCCGGGCGTGATGAACCGCTGCCGGCAGGATTCGGCGTCAGCGACAACTTGCGCCCGCAGCCGCGTCTTGAGATCGGAAATATCCTTCGTGACGATCACGCCGGCATCGGTCATCGTAGGGCCGGATTCGGATGCCCCATACGTCATGAAGCGGCGAACCAACTTCCAATCTGCATAATCTAAAGGGCCCGACACACCCTCCGTGATGTCGCCGTTCGGCCAGACAACGCGGCTGGGGGTGACCATCACACCGGAGGTATCGCCCCAATACTGCAACTCGGTTCCCTGCGCATCGACCAGCGAATATCCGATCTGTTCCATTATCACAGTCCCATCATGGCTAGATTCGTCGTCACACCGGATGACGCGGCTGTATAAGAGAGGATCACGACACCCGACCCGCCAGCGCCGCCATTACGGGAACTGCCGCCAGAAGAAAGCCCACCCGTTCCGCCACCGCCGCCGCCAAGGTTGGCCGTTCCGTCTCCGCCGTTGGTGTTGTTGTTTCTGCCTACTCCACCGCCACCGGCACCGCCGGTTCCGGCCGTGCCGCCGGCATACGTCCCGCCGCCGCCGCCGCCACCGTAGGTAACGGACGACCCGGTGATTGAACTGGCAGTACCGGCGCCACCATTGCCGCCCGCAGATCCGCTTCCGTTTGCTCCGGTAGCCCCAGCGCCACCCCCGCCCCCGCCGCCGTAGTTCGACGCAGACGCCGAGCCGTTGCCGCCGCTACTGCCTTGGCCGCCAGTTCCCGCCGCGCCGGATGCGCCGTTGTAACCGCCGCCACCGCTGCCGCCGCTTGTAGCAGCCGACCCGCTGCCGCCCGTACCACCCCCTGTTGACGTGATGCTGCTAAAAACGGAATCTCCGCCAGCCGATGGCGCGGCAAGAGCCACGCCGCCAGATCCGCCAGAACCAACCGTGATCGTGTACCCGACCCCCGGCGTCACGCCGAGTGCCGACGCCGCTCTGACACCGCCTGCACCGCCACCGCCCGTTCCGCTAGAGCCGCCCGCTGTTCCCGCCCCGCCGCCTCCGCCGGCAACAACGAGATAGTCAGTCGTGGTTACACCGGCCGGGGCTTGATTTCCTGTCGGCCAATCAGCAGCGGTCGAATTGCTTGTATTGTACGTGGCGACCAGAGCGTCGAGCGTGCGCTCCGACGTATTGAGACCGGGGCAGAGCCAAGCATGATTGCCAGCGCTCAAGAAATGCGCGACGTTCTCGACTGAGACGTGCACATTCGTGTCGAATGACGGGCAGTCCTGCCGCTCTCCACAAATGAAGCGATGCTGCCACGTGAGAGCGTCCACCAATGTCGCGAACGGACGTTGCCAGAGTATCGCACCACGGAGCGAACGGAGCACGACCTTGTAGGTGGTCCGGTCGCCTTGCGGCGTCCACCACATCACCGGGCGCGTCCGGTCGCGCTTCCATTCGTCGGGAAGAATGAGCCTGCCCGCTCGGTATTCTGTGCCGATGGTGTCTATGATCATTGCAGGGCGTATATGCTGTAGGTGGACACACTGTTGGTGCGACGAATCGAGATAATAAATTTGTTTGTGTTCGTCGTCGTCAAAGCGGAACCAGTTGAACTCCCAACGGTGAAGCCTGAGAACGTAATAGCGCCCGCGCTCGCGCCATTCGTAAGCAGGATGTCAATCGCGCAATCGCTTGTCGGAGCGGCCAGCGTATGAGCGCCGTTGTTCGTGTAATACTGATAATTTCCAGATGCCGCTGCCGGCGTCGTCGTGCCACTCGATACCGTACCGATGTTGTTTGGCGTGACAGTAAAGCCAGCCGTTATTGCCGACGTTGTGTCTGGCTTCATATAGTCAGTGCCGGCGCTGGCGTTTGCCAGGGCACCGCCGCTGTTCGCCTTGAGGATGGCAGAGCCTGACGGTGGCGCAAGGTAGTCTGTTCCGGGCGATGCCGCCGACGCGACGCCTGATGTCGCCTTGACAATGCCAGTCAGAGATGCACGCTTGATCAGTTTGCCCGTCGTCGATGAATAGAGGGCTATCTCGCTGTCAACAGACGCGGCAGGTCCAACAACGTCGCCAGTGCCAGCCCCGTCAGAACCTTTATCGCCAGACGGAACAAACAGCATTGCGATGTTGACGGCAGATAGAGACGTTGCGCCGCTTTTATAGGTGACTGGTATCGTGTCGTAAGACCCGTTATCTACGACTGCTCCAGACACGGACAAGAACGTCCTGTTTGCTGGCGTGGTTAGGTCGATCAGCTCAAGAACACCCTTGGTCGTCGAGCTAGTTGAATCATCCCATGATTGAATGAAACCGGAGAGACTGTTCCCGAGTCTGTCCGTCTCGGACATATAAAGATTGAACGAGCCTGTGAACGTCCCGACGCTCGCACGAACCTTTCCAGAGCCAGGGTCCGCGGCAGTTGTGGACGTGTCCCACGTGTAATCGATAGCAACCGGGCCAGCGGCACCTGTTGCTCCAGCGGCACCTGTTGCGCCCGCTGATCCGGCTGCGCCAGCCGCGCCATCTGCGCCAGCCGCGCCAGCTGCACCTGCCCTCATCACCGTGACCGTCAGCAGGTCGCCGTTGCTGATCGTGCCGCCGGTCTGCACCGCGGACAGCGCGAAACTGTCGTAGGTTCCGGCGTCGGTCGCTGTTGAGGATAGCGTGGCCGCAATCCAGCTTGCTGGGTCGCCAACCTTGACCATGTAGAACAGCGAACCGCTCGAGATGCCCTGCAGGACGCCGGCAAGGCTCGAGCCGTTGTTGTCGGTCTCGTGAACGTAGAGCGCGGTCGCGCTGGTCAGCGTGCCGTTGTTGAGCGCCAGCGTGCCAGTCGTGACGCTGCCGGGCGAGGTCGTCGAGTTGAATTTGTAGGCAAACCCGGCGGCGCCGACGAGAGCGGAAGACACCAGCGCCGGAACAGCCAGCATGTCAGCGTGGAAAGCGACGTTCTTGACGCGCACCTCATCGCTGCCGGAGGTCGCCGTGGTGCCGGAGAACGAGTGCGTGTGATCGGAAACCGATGATGTCGTCTGCGCGTTCGGCGTTGCGCCACCATTGGCACCTCCACCGACAAGCAGCGCCGAGGCTGCGTTGTAGGTGTGCGCGTGCGCGCCGCCGGCTCCGGTTGTGCCGGAGAACGTGTGCGTGTGCGATTTGTTCTGGTCGGTCTGCGTGCTACCTGCTGCGCGCGTGCCTCCCGTATCGACCGACGAGTCGGAGGCTGCAAAGCGCAGGAAGTAGCCGGCGGCCGGCGGAACGCTGAAATTGGTTGTGGTCGAGCCCCAAGGATAGCCCTGCGCTGCCGCCCATGCGTTGAGGTCGGGATAGCTGGTCTTGAGCAGGCTCTGCGCGGTTTCCGTCAGCCTGATGAAGCCGGTATCCGGCGTAGCCGCGGCGCTGATCTTCACATCGCCGACGCCAAACCCGAACGTAGTCGCAGCCGTCGAGGTTGCGCTGGCGCTTCCGGTCGGGCCGGGAACGCGATCATGCACAGCAATCGTCGCGCCGTCCGCGTCCTTGATGATGATTTTGTAGGACGTGTCGACGTAGACCAGCGTCTTGTTGCCGCCGGAGGTCGGGTAGCCTCCGGCATCCGTGGTGACGCTGGTTCCGATCGCCACCAGCAAATCGGAATCCGAATAGACCGTCTTTGGCGTCGTGGTCGCAGCGGCGTAGAACTCGATGGTTGCGCCGGACACGGGATTGTCGTTGGCGTCCGTCACCCGGAAGCCGGGCGGGAACACCGCAACGGATGTGGTCATGTCGTTGGGGTCTCGCTAGTGGGACGCGGAACTAGCGGTTGTTGCGCGGGTCGCCGTTGGGATAGATGACGACTTCGCGAGAGAGGGCGTTCTGGCTGTCGCCGTACTGCGCTAGGGCATTCGGGAGGATGGCGGCGCGCGAGCCGACCGGCATGGCGCGAAGGTCGGCGCCGGCCTGATTGGCGAGGTAGTTTTGCATTCCGGGGCTCATCGTCATGCGGCCGAGCGCGGCTTGACCTGCCATAGGAGCGAGCGCTCCGCCAGCGCCGCCGGCAGGACCAAACATGGCAGCCCCCATCGCTGCGCCAGCGGCTGACGCGACAGCCCGAGGCCCGGTGCCTGAGTTCGGGAGCGGACGCAGCAATGCCTCGCCTGCTCGAGCGAGGTCCGCAAAATCTCCGTCGCCTCTGGCGTAGTTTCGCCGGCCGTGAAGCTGCACCACGGCGTTGCGCAGCGCGCTAGGCGAAATCAGCCCAAGCGCTGCGTTCTCGCCGGCTCCGGTCGCCGCGCGCTCGATGGCGATCATGTTTCGGTACTGCTGGCGGGCCTGCTGCCACCGTTGAGCAAGCTGCGGCGATTGCGCCCGCAGCGCCGCCTCTGCCGCGTCGTCGAGAACATTCTGTATCTGATAGAGCGCGTCTGACGTGCGCGGATCGCGCGCGCCGCGCGCCGCCTGACCGAGTTGAGACCTGATCGTCTGGTACGCCTCGCCCGTGATGATCGGGGATCGTCCGCCCTGGACGGCGCCCTGATGCAGGGCGCCGAGCTCTTGAGCGAGGATGACCGGCAACGGATTGCGCAGCGCCGGCTCCGTGGTGCGCTCGTAATCGTATGCGATGCGCCGCAACTGCTGATCCATTCCCCTGTCGATGACGAGGGAATGCCGCCCTTGGATAGCCTGCCCGATGGCGTCGAACTCGCCGCCGATGCGCTGGAATGCCTGCTCCATCACCTCTGGCGTTGCACGCGGAGCGTCGATCCCTGCGCGGCTGAGCACGGCAGCGGTGAACTGCTCGCCCTGCGCTTCTTTGATCGCCTGCCCGCGGTTGCCGGAAAACGGCACGTCGGCGGCGTTGCTCTCCATCCAGCGTACAGCGCGGTTTCCCGTGCGGTCGCCAGCCGTGAGTTGCACGCCTTCCTGATCGAGGATTTGCCCCATGCGGGCGCGGGCCGGATCGACCGTGTTTGGCGAGATCATCCGGCCGGCAAGCTGCGGGGCCATGCCGCCAGCGATGCCGCCCGCCATGCGCGCCCACGGCTCTGCCGCGGTGCCCTTGGTCAACTGCCCTGCGGTTTCGCTAGCTACGGCAGGGCCGATGACGTTGACCGCAGCACGACCGGCCAGCGACGTGGCACCAGCCGCCGGCATAAGGATGCCAGGTGCGAACTCGCCCACTGCGCCGGCATACTCTCCAACTTTCGTCTTGGGCGTGTAGAGCGGGCCGGTAATGCGCTGCTCGACAATATCCTTGCCGGCCTGGTACGGGGGCAGGAACGGTTGCGGCGAGACTGCATCGGGCGCATCTGCGCCGTTGAACTGCCGGTTGGCGTAGTTGATGCCGGCGCGCCCAAGTTGCTCGACGGTGCCAGGCAGCGTGGCAAGCCCAATGCCGCCCTTGACGAGGCCAGACCCGAACGATTTACCGGCGTCCACCACATAGTTCGCAAGCGTCGGCGGGTCCGGCACCATGCCGGGAACAGCGAAGCGTCCGGCACCGCCCTTCGGCTCTGCCTCGACAATAGCGAACCCGGTGTAGGGATCGTCGTTTCCGCCTTGCGGCACGTCCGCTGGTTTCGCGCCTCTGGCTTGCCTGTCAGCCTCGCGCTCGACGCGAGTTATGATCTCTTTCGAGCGCTTGGCATCCTTCGGCGCTTCGATAACATCGAAGCCGGCATATGGATCAGCCATCGTTACCTCGCCGGCACGCGCAGAATGCGACCATCAGTGGATCGGAACACGGTTCCTGGTGGTGCGCGGCGGGCCTGGTCTGGCGTCAGAACAGGAGCATTCTCGGCGGGAGCTCCATTCAACGGCGTTCCCACCGTCGAGTTGCCGGATGCCGTCTGGCCAGGCGGCGACATCAGATCCTGATCGATGATGACGTTACGCTGATCGACGCCCGAGCGCTGCGCGACGCCCTTGTACTGGTCGAGCGTGCGCTGGTACTGGCCGAGTTGCTTCGCCGCAATCGTGCGGGCCTGATTGAGGAAGTCCTTGCGCTGATCAGGTCCAAGCCGCGTGCCCTCAAGGACGCGGTTGAATACGTTTCGCACCTGATCCGGCACGCCCGCCGCGTTCTGCGCCGTGGCAAACTCCGTCTCGCGCACGACAGACGACGGGTCGAGAATCTTCATGAACGAATATATCAGCGCGATATCGCCGGCCGCGGTGTTGTTCTGGCCGAGCCCTTCAAGGTTGCCGGAGGCATCGCGAACGGTGCGATAGTCTCCGGACAACTTCTGCAACTCAGTGCGCAGCGTGTGCTCGACCTCGGCTTTTTTCTTCGGGTCGCTGATCGGCCTTGCATCGCCAGGTGCTGCGGCCGGCTGCGGCTGGTAGACGACAGACGCTTCCTCGCCTTGACGCTTCGGCACGCGCACAAGGTATTCATTGCCGTCCGCGTCCTTGACCTTCTGTATGTTGTCGGCTGGATTGTCGAGTTCGCGCTGCGCGCCCTTGGCCTGGATGTTGTGCAGGTTCGTCGATGAGTTTGACGCCGCAATCCTAGCCTCTGCCTCGCGCTGCTTCAGCGGGTCGTAGTTCCCAGCCTCGGCACGCAAGAACTTCCAGAACTTCGGGTCTTGCGGGTTCACGCCGATCTTCGAAGCGTGTGACACGAGATCCGGGTTGGCCGAATAGAACTGCTGCGAGAGCGCCTGCTTCTGCGGACCATCAGTCATCTCGTCGATGACCTGGGCCTGCATGCCCCATCGCTGGACCTGCCGCATCTGCTTTTGCTCGGCACGGTCAGCCATCGCGGCACCGTGTCGCTCGCGCTCGAGGCCGAAGCGCGCGTCTTCCTGATCCAGCTTGCGCCTGGCAAGCGCGTTCTGCTGGTTGCTCTCGATGGCGTTGGTGACCGGGGAGAAGTCAACCAGCGCGTTTTTGATCTCGTAGCCGGGGAGCATGTCAGCCTCCGTAGCTCACGCTGGCGGGCCAAGCGGAATTATAGTTTGGCCTGGCCGGGGCTGTGCCGCCGCCGGCTCCGGTCGCCTTCACCGCCATCCCGCCAAGCTGCATCAGATTGTTGATGCCGATGTTCCGCGAGCTAGCCAGCGCGTTGCCGTAGCTGACCGCGTTGCCGGCCATGCTCTGCCCGTACCCGGAGTAGAGCCCGGACAGCGCGTTGCCGGTGTTCTGCGCGATGCCGGAGAGCTGCCCCGCAGCCTGCATCCCCTGACCGCTCATGCCTTGCAGGCGGTCCTGCCAGCCGGAATAATCCTGATACCCCATTTGCTGGCGGGCTTGAGCCGCGGCGAGCGCATTGGCACCGCTGTTGAGCGAGCCGCGCGCATTGGCGGCGCGATCAAGGCCGCGCTGCGCCCGGTCCTGCTCAGCGTCTAGGAACGGGCTGCGCCCGGCCTGATAGGTCGAGAGCGCGTTCTGCCCGCCGGCCGTGCCGTTGAGACCGAGGCTATCGGCATAGACGCCGTTTGCCTTCGAACCGCTCTCGGCGTAGGGCTGCCAGTATTGCTTGGCCTCGGCACCTGCGTTCGTGACCGCCTGCGTCGACTGGCTGAGGCCCTGACCGAGATACCCTTGCGCCTGCTGGTTGGCGTTCGAGATGTCCTTGCGCTGGTCGTTGCCGAAGAACGACCCGAAGAAGCTGCTCATACCGTTGCCGCCTTCAATGCTGCCTCGAGCGCGACGATGTACTGAAGCCACGCCGGTGTGATGTTGCCTTTACCGTCAACGAACGGGATGTTGGCGGAGGGACGCGGGGGGATCTTGATCGTTAGCGCAGTGCTCATGCCACGAGCTTGTCCGCATCCAGTGCCGCACCAAGTAGCGCCCGCACCACGGAGGCTGACGCCGAGATCTTGAACGTGCGCCCGACAGGACCGACGATGCCGAGCCGGCGCAGGATGCCGCGACGCAGCATGTCGCCCTGCCGACCGATCGATACGCGGCGCTCGGCGCTCCACGTCTGGCCGCCGTTGTCGGAATAGGACACCATCAGCTCCGGGGCCACGTCCTGGCTCGCACCCGTGGCAAGCCCGACGCCTGGTGCGAAATCCACGTAGAGCGCCGACACCGCAAGCCGCATCGGGAATGCATGAACCGGCGGCGTCTGCACCGTCATGATCAGCGGGGAGCCGTCCTCGTCGAGATAATCATGGCTCATCTTGTAGAGCGTGCCGGAGGCCGAGGCGCCAGCGACAAGATCGTTTCCGAACCGCTCGCAAAAAGCCACTGACCAGCGCGTCAGGTCATAGCCGATGCGCTCGTGCCACTCGCCGCCGACATCGTAGACCCACGTCCAGTCATCCGACGAGATCGCATAGAACGTATGCCCACGTCCCCACCATGTCGTGGCCGTGATGGTGTTGGGATCGACCGAGGCAATCGCGCGCTCGACCGCGTAGTCAGACACCCGATCGCCGCCGTATCCGTTCATAACGCGAACGGTGCCGTCGTGTGCGATCCAGAGCAGCGTCCGGTCGACTTTCGCAACGGAGCCGGCAGCGATGCATCCAAGCTCGATCGCCATCGACCGCTTAAACGCAAAATCAACGTCGCCCGTGTCCTGCCAGAATTCGGTTGACCGCGTGCCGAAGATCACCACCTCGCCCTCGCGGGTGGCCACAGTCACGATCTCGTCAGGGTTGCTCTCTGCCTTAGCGAACTCCAGTGGGTCGATGGTCTTCAGGTCGTCGAGATCGGATGTGTACCAGAGCGAGCTTGTCACCGGAAGGATGCCGTAGCCGTCCATAACGGTGATGCTCTTGGGCTCGAACGTCGACACGCCGATGTCGGATGCCGTGATCTCGACGTAGGAGCCATCGGCGGTATCGCACACCCAATACCGGCCGCCGGACACGATCCCAATATGAGGACTGTCCCGGCGGTTGCGGGCGATGTGAACTAGGCCGCTCGTCGGGACACCGCCGAGAATGTCCGACGCTCCGCTCGATGACACGCGATAGAACGTGCGGCCGGCAACGACGTAGAGGTATGCGCCGACCTCGATCATGGCCCGGATAGGGCCGTTCGGCAGCGTCACGAACTCTGCCAGGCCATCGGATGCAACCACGATGCTCGGTGCCTTGGCGTCCTCGCCCTGCTTTTCCAGATAGCAGTTGATGAAGCGGGCAGCGCCGCCGGCCGTGACGCGGGAAGGATTGGAGCCGGATCCGAGCGAGATCGGGATGACGGTCACGACACCTGGTCGATGTTGTAGGGCCAGATCTGCGACGGCATGCGGGTGATGCCGTAGTCAACGCGGACGTTGGTTATCGGCATGTAGGCGGCCATCAGCGCGGTTAGTCCGGCGCTGGCGCGGCGCTCAGTGAGCGGTGCCGGCGACAGGTTGAACGCAGGTGCGATCTCAACGGCAAGCATGGAAATCACGCCGCTCTCGAACTCGAGGCCGAGCGGCCACGTGTCATCGAGTGCCAGCGGCGTCAGCGGGTAGGCGGTCCAGTACGTTGCCGTGTTCGGCCCGACGCCTGGCTTGTCGTAGAGGCTTGCCGTGTGCGCGGTCGCGCATTTGTAGACGCTGCCCGACCGCAACACCGCGTCGTTGACCGAATAGACAATGTTGGTCTCCCAATAGCCGCGCCACGTCACCCCCGTTGGGAACGTAAGCAGCTCCGGGATCACCATGCTTTGCGTGCGCCACCGCGCGGCCATCGCATTGAGTGCATTGAGAGCGTCTGTGATAGCCTCCGACGAAGGGGTTTCCCCCTCCGCCGTGAACATCAACTCCTTCAGCGCTCGGGTGCAGATGGCGCGCGCGGTGGTCATGCTCAGGACGCTCCGCTGGAGCGAACGCCGAGGCGCGGGTCGATCACCTTGCGACCGTAGAGCAGATCGAGACGCCACTTCGAGATGTCGTTAACGCCGTCATAGATCGGGACGACGCGAACCGAGAGGCCCTTGTAGCTCTCGCGGTGACCGCCGTAGGCAGCCGCCGGCATCTCCATCGGCACGACGGCAAGCGCCATCGTGTTCTTGTGGTACATCATGTTCTGGACGTAGCCGGTCGAGGCGGTGCCAGCGAACGTCAGGCCGGCGTTGTCGGCCGGAGCCACGTTGACGGTCTGGTGCGGGCCGGACGTGATGATCGGAGGCGAGATCGTCAGCGTCAGGTTGCCGGAGCCGTCAGACGAGCCGTCATCGCAGACGACGAACTGCTGATCAACGTCGGTGACAGCCTTGGTCTTCGGGTTGACCATCTTGACTTTGGCGCCCGACGTGCCGGCCGCGTACAACGTGAACACGTCGCCCTCCTTGACGCGCGCGGCAGCAGCGGCGGTCCAGCCGTCGGTGATGAGGCTCTGCGTCCAGGTGTTCTTCGCGGTGTCGTAGCTGACGTTTTGCGTCGCGCCGTTGACCAGTGGCGTGCCGCCGAGCGGGCCGACAGTATGCGTCGGAACCACCTGGCTCATGCGCGTCTCGACGCCGCCGATCTTGCCCAGAGAGCCGTCACGATAGGCGCCCTTGGCAACGTCCTGCATGTACAGCGAGGTCTGGCTACCGAGCAGCCCCCAATGGTCGGCAGGCGACAGCGCCGCGTACCGGGATTCCATCGGAACCGCCATCGTATCGAGCCGCTGCGGGCCGGCCGCGAAGTCGGCGAACGAATTGATGGTCTGACCCGGCGTACCGACCCAATGGTAGAGCCGCTTGTACATCACGGTCAGAACGTCGTTCGCCATGTAGTTGATGATCGACGACATGGCCGGCTTCATGACGCGCTCGGACAGGTCGGTGATCTTCAGCGTCAGGTCAGAGCTGGTGAACTGGAAGTCCACGCCGACCTGCTGGTCGATGGTGAGCGTGGTCTTGCCCTCGATCACGTCCTGCGCACTCAGCGTGGCGCCCGAGCGCACCGTGAAGTCAGCCGGCCGGCGGATCGAGATGGTGTCGCCGACCTTGTAGCCGTTCACCTGATTGGAGAACTCGTCCTCGTAGGCGCGGTGGACGGTTTTCAGTACGCCGAGCTCGTTGTCGAGGATCGCCAGTGCGGTCTTGGCGACCACATCCGCGGTAAGTGTCGTGTTGCTCATGGTCTCTCATCTTTCGGGATGGCTTGCTTATTTGCTTTTGCCGTACCCAAGCATGGCCCCGATCTCCTCCACGCTTGCCGCCGCCAGCGTTGGCGCTGATGGGGCGGACGAGGCGCCGATCATGGGGACAGGCGGCGGTGCGGCGGTGGCTTTGCGCGGCTGGGCAACCGAGATGCGGGCTTCGATTCTGGTCAGCTCCGCACCCTGCTTGGCAGCCGGCAGGCGAGCGATCCGGTGGGCCTGCTCCGGGTTTTTGGCCAGGAAGTAGGCGATTTCAGCCGCTTTGTCGGACTCGACTAGGACATCTGCGGCCTCTGGCGAGAGCGGTAACTGAGTGAATTCCCGCAACGCTGCATCCATATCGGGAATGCGCTCGCGAGCAGCTTCGACCTTGGCGTCGAACATCGAGATACGCGCGTCCGTGGCCTCTTTCTGAGCCTTGCGGACGTTCGAAACCGTGTCCTCGAACCGCTCCTCCTTCACCACGCGGCGGAGGCGCTCGGCCTCCTGCGCGTTGAAGTCGTTTGGGTCGATATCGGGTCGAGATCGGAGCTGCTCGCGGAGACGTTGAGCCTCCGCAATCGCATCGTTGGCGCGACGCTCGGCCTCGTACTTCTGAGCGGTCAGCTCATGGATTCGAGTTTGAGCGCGGCCCTTCTTCGGATCGCTGTTTTCAGGATTTTCTTGAGCGGCATCCTGAGCGCCGGGGTCTTTCGCCTCCTCTGGCTGCTTGGCAGCTTCGGCCGATGGCGTGGCCGGGATATTCAGCTTCTCCGGGACCGATACGCTCGCCGGTTCGAGGATGTTTGCAGGCGTGACAACGGGTGCAGTGGCCGGGGCCACCGTGGCAGTTTCAGTCATGGGAAGGGCTACCTTTTCAGGGCGCGGCGAACCGCGAGGACTGCGTTACGCAGGTACAAATGGCATCGCCTGGCCGGGCGGGAGGCCCATCGGCGGCGGCATGTTGTCGGCGTCGAAATCTGGCGGGCCGCCGGCCTGATCCATGTCGGGCTCGGCGTGCTGCGGACCCATCGGCATCTGCGGCTGTTGTTGCGGCATCAGCACGTTCTCTGGCGCGGGCAACGGTGCCGGCATGAGTTGCCCCATGGCGACCTCGGCGCGCACCTTCGCGGCGTCGGCGTAAGCCTTCTCGGCCTGCGCATCGCGAAGCACCACCTCCGATCGGATAACAGGGTCCTCCAGCGGGTTCGGCGGCGGCGGCGGCGGCGGGCTGTTGGGGTCTTCCGGGTCGAACAGCATGGCCGGCGGCATGGCGTTTTTGAACCGCTTGGCCATCTCCTCGGCGCCCGGCCAGTCCATGTTCTTGACCAGCAGATCGCGCACCATCGGCAGCGATTCCGGGTCTGCCTTCAGGTACTGCACCATCATGTCGGCGGCTTCCATGCGCTTAGTGGCGTAGGAAGCGCCGATCACCGCGCGCACGTCGAATCGGCCGGTGGACAGGTCGTTGATGGTTGTCGGCATGCCGTCAGGCCCCATCACGGCCTGGTTGATGGTGTGGTGCTCCTCGCTGTCGTCCTCGCCGAGGATGCGGATCACGCGCTCGGTATCGTAGATCAGCGGCACCATCTCGATCAGGATGCGGCCGGCGTGCCACATCGAGCGCTCGAGGTTGTCGGAGAAATGGAAGTTGGCCGTGTCGCCCTGGTGCTCGCGGTTGCGGATCGCAATGCCGCTGGTCTCATTGGAGCGGGCACCGAGCGAGCTATCGTAAATGCCCGTCGTCGCCTTCATGTCACCGTCAGCAAGCTCGGCCTCCTTGACGAAGGCTTGGCTCATCTGCGGCGGGGCGATGCGTTGCGGCGGCGCGGCCTTCTCGTCGGCCGATGCGTCATACGGCAGGTAGGGGTAGTTCGTGCGGTTGATCGAATCCCAAATCTGTTTGAACTTCGCGATGTGCTTGGCGTTGACCAGCCACGGCGCTTTGGGTTGGAGCGCCAGCGTTTCGGCCGCTGCCGTGCGGTTGTAGTTGTAAAGCTGCTGCGCATCGCGCGCGAAGCGGATCAGGCCAGCGCGTACCACGGAGGTTTCTAGCGGCGTCTCGGCGCCGATCACCGGGATAATCGGAATCCACTTTGACGGCCACTTGTGCGGTCCTTCCAGCACCGCTCCGCCGGATATGATGTACTGCTCGACCTCGAAGGTATCGACCTGCCGCGTGCGGGTGATGCCGATCAGCGGCCACAGATCCTTGCCGATCTTGGTGAGGTCGATGGTCTCGCCGGCCTGCGTCATGCCGATCAGCTTCTTGACCGGCTTACGCATCCAGTATTCTGAGATCCGCACACCGTCGCGGGTCAGCCACGTCAGGCGGTCGCCCGTTCCATCGGTCGGCGGGTCGAGGCCGTCGAGCGAGACGTTGGGATATTTCGCCTTGAAGTCATCCGTTGGGATGATCTCGGTGACGAACATCCAATTGGCGTCGGAGCGATCGGGCTCAATGGCGGCCGGGTCGCAGTAGACGCTCAGCGGGTTGCGGATGCTTTTGAGCCGCAACTCCTGGTTAAAGGTAGAGTCGTCGGTGTACTCGGTGCAGACCCTGAACCAGCCGATGCCGCAGGACACCTGATGCTCGGCCGCGGCGCCATAAACGTGCTTGGCGCTCGACTGATAGTGGATCTGGCGCAGCAGGCCGTTGAAGATCTTCGCGAGCTTGGGGTCGGACTTGTCGTCGACCGGCGAGACCTTTATGGCGAGGTCAGCCTGTCGAATGTCGTTGGTGACCTGGCGGACGAACTGCGGCAGGCGGTTGATGGTGAGGATCGGGCGGCCCTGCGCCTGGCGCTCCTTGCGGATGCTCTCGGGCCACTGGTAGCCGGCTAGAAACGCCAGATCGATCGCGGCCTCGCGGCGGTTCTCGCGCTCGTAGAGGTACGCCGCATCAAGCTTCTTGCGGCAGTCGGTCAGGAACTTGCCCTGATCGGCCGCTGACATCTTCTTTTGCTTGGCGTCGGGCTGCGCGTAGGATTCCATCAGCGCAAATTCATTCCGTAGTGGTCCGAGCCGATAAAAATAATATTGCTCATCCGATCATCCACTGCTCGCCTGTCGCCATGGGGCCGGCGCCGCTGCCGATGGTCCAGTCTGATTGCACGTCTGGGGCGACAGGCTCGGCGAACGTCAGAGCAACCGCGTCCCATTCGTCAGGGCTGCGCACGCCGCGCTTCTTCATTGCCTCTTTGCTCTCGAGTTGAACGCGCGAGATGCTGTCGTATTTGTAGCGGGGGCCGCAGGCGTCGGCCTGCAAGGCATCGCTGTCGGGGATCTGGACGCCTGCCGGGTCTTTCAGCCAGTCGCGCGAGTTGCCCCACATCTCGGCGCGGCGGTTGAGATAGCCACCGTTTGGCTTGCCGTCCTTGTCGGTCGGAGCCGGCTCGAATGGCGCAGATCCAAAGTTGATCGCGACGACGACGTGCTTGTCTGATGTCCTGCCGTGCGGCGGGGGATAGGCGTACCCCATCTCTTTTAGGCGGTCGTAGACGCCAGCACCGACGCCGCCAACGTCGATGAACACACGGGCCGGCTTCTCCGCGTCGATCACCTGCTTGAGCCAGCCGGCGGCTTCCATGGTGTCGAGCTTGGCCTTGCATTCGACATTGCGCAGCCGGCGCCCGCGGCGGCGGGCAAGCGCGTGCCTATCGCTGCCTGTCCACGCGGGGTCATAGCCGATGATGAGCGGGCCGGATTCCTCTGCGTTGCCCTTCCTCGCCCGCATGATGGCGTCAGGCTTGATAAAGCTATCGTGGCCAGTCATCTGGAATGCCTCGGCGGCGGTCGCCGGGTATTCCTGCTTGAACAGCAGCGGGTCTTTCAGCTCTGCAATCTTGTTGCGGCGCCAGGCCATCTGCTCGTGCGTGAGGCCGTGGGCACTGGCGTATTCCTGCTCTTCCTCGTCGAGCGTAAAGCCCTGCGGCACCGGCCGGCTGTACTCTTCCTGCCAGAACCATGGCACGAATACCGCGATGTAGTCGCCGATCCCTGCCTCGGCCTGCTGCCAGCGCTCGTGGAACTCGCCGCCGACGCCGTTTGCCGTGCTCTCTAGCAAAACCTCAGTCCCTGGCATGTCGGGGATGGCTTGAACGACGCCGGCAAAGTGCGTGTCTGCATGCGGCCAGAACGCGACCTCGGAACCGTGAAACAACTGTATCGTCTGCGAGCGACCGACCGCCTTGGTGCCGGCGGTGCCGACCGCGTAGCCGCTCTCCAGGCCGTCGAAATAGAGTTCTTTCGCGTTGGATGCGCCAGTGCTCGGCTTGACCAGCGTCGGGCAGTTATCGTGATAGCGCTCGACCATTGCGAACAGGTTGTCCGTAGCGTCCTGCTCGTGGGTGAGAATGAAGCATCGCAGCCCGTAGCCGTGCGTTGTGAGCCAGTAGAAGCGCCCGCCGATGTAAGTGCTGATCCCCTGCTGGCGGCCCTTGAGCACGAGCGCGCGCACCTTGCCGGTCTTGTCGCGCTGCTCCTGAAGCTTCTCGTCCAGATACCGCTGCGCCTTGTTGAGGGTCAGCGGCTGATTGCCGGCGCGCGGATCTTTCGGCCTGATCTTGAGGCAGCGCGGCGCATAGTGCGCGAAGTCGTCTTTGAGCCGTTGTCTGATCGCCTTCTCGCGATCTGGTAGGCTACTCAAGGTCTTTCAGCGCCTCTTCGTGCTTATAGTGGGTCAGGTCTAGCCCGCCCTCGATAGACTGCAAATCAGGCATCGTCTTCTTGAGCAGAGCCACCGCAGCCTTGACCTGAGACGAACTCATTTCAATGGGCTTCCCATTTTGGGGGTCAGCTTCGCCTAATGTAAAGCTCTGCAATCGTTTTAGAAGACAGGTGGTCCTGATGATGTCGCGGTGTCGCTGCTCTGCGACAAGATCGCGATTTCCTAGTCTTGCTGCCATCAGTCACCAAACTCTGCCTTAGGCCCCTTGCGCACGGGGATGAGTGCGGCGGGGTCCATGATCTGAAACTCTGCGCCCGTGCGGGGATCACGCATGATGTCGCCGGGCTGTAGCTTGCGGTTGGGCGGGTCGTCGGTAATGGCCAGCGTGATCTCTCCGGCGGTGTCGGTGTCGATGTCATAGGTAGGGATCAGGATCACCTCCTGGCCGTCGCGTTGAGTGACGCGGGCGTTCGGGTGAGCTAGCCGGATGACCTCGACGCGGGAGCGGAATACGGTTCTCACTTGATGGCCTCTGCCATGGCAACGCCGATGCGGGTCAACTCGAGCTTAGCCGCCTCTACGTCCTCTGGCCCTGTCGTTGGCGCCAGCAGGACTGCGACGAGGTTGCCTGTCTGGTCGATGATGACCGGGCTTCCCTCATTCAGTCGATTGCCTTTGCTGATCGACAGGCGGGAGATGTGCTGGGGCGCAGTAGTGAATGGCTGTCACAGTGAGAACGGCAATGACGGACAGAATTGCAGTTCTGGTGATGAACGCTGACATGATCTAATCCCCGTTGTTGCTGATGGAACATTGGGGCTTAGGGTGCGTGGTTGTGGAGTGAGTCAAAGTGACTCAGGCCAGCCGTGCGTTTATGGTGCGGGTAAAGGCGGCGATCTGCGCCTTTAGGGCGTCGTTGTCCTTGGACTTCTCGACGATGATGGTGGTGTTGCCCTTGGCGTCGGTGGTGCGCTGGTGGGCGGTCACGTCCTCGTCCTTGCGCTTGACGCGATAGAGGCCGGCGACGAACAGGGCGAGCGCAGGCAGGCCGGTGCCGGCAAGCGCGATAGCGAGGTTGGCCGATAGTTGCGTGCCTTCCTCGGTCTTCTCCGACACCTTCAGATCGCCGCTGCCGAGCAGGGCGACGGCCTTGCTGAGAAACTTGTTCATGTGCTCGGTCTGAGAAGACTTGTGCTCGACGGCTGCGGCTTTGTCGCGGATGCCGGCAAGGACGGTCTTGGCGTGAGCGATCTTGGCCGAAAGGTCGTTGGTCTCCTCCAGCACTTTGACGCGCGCGGCGATCTCGTCGCGTTCCTTCGTGCGCAGGAGACAGACAGGGCCACAGCCGCCGCGCTTGGATTCCTGGGCGATGGCTAGCTCGAGGCTGGGCAGCTTGGCGCGCAGACCATCGGCAGTAACAGTGGCGGTCCAGCCGTTCTGCGCGGTCAAGGTCTCGAGGCGCTTCTGCCAGAAGGCGAGTTGCGTCTTGTTCTCGGTCACGGTGTCTTGGGCGCCGTCGTACTTGGTGTTCTGGACGCGAGCCTCGGCGATCTCGTGGCCGCGGATGCCTGCGGTGTATGCTGCATGCTGGCCGAACTCGACGGCGAACAGCGGCAGCGAGCAGAGGCCGAGGATCACGGCGACGCCGCGCTTGCCATCCTCCCAAGCGCGATAGGCCGCTTCAGGCAGGAAGGCCGTCACGAAGCTCAGGCAGGCCAGGAAGACCGCATGCAGTGCGGTCATCTTCCAGCCGACCATGAAGGACATGCCGGCGGCTGCGGTCAGGGAGGCGAGGCCGAGGTAGAGCCAGAATCGGCCCCACGGCGACAACTCGCCGAACATGGTCTTGAGGATGGTCATGGTGCGATCCGTTTCGTGGGTACGGGGACGCGACAATCGGGCGGGTCCATGAGTGAGCAATGCTTTTCGGGGACGCCGAGAGGGAAGTCCGGTAGGCCGATGTCCTTCCAAGAGCAGCCTGCAAGCGCGAGCGTGAGAGCGAGCAGCGCAGCCGTGCGGCTAGGCATCTTGGCGACCGTACTTCTTCGCCAGCCAGTTCGTGCCGCTGGTCAAGGCAAGGATGCCGCAGCAGGCCAGAGTGATCGTGACCCATAGGAGCAGCATCGCCTGGATGAATGCGC